ACGCCGTAGCCCTCGCGGACCTCCACTCGCGTGATGTAGTCCGTGATGCGGTCGGTGCCCATCGTCAGACGGGTGACCGGTGCTTGTTCAGACACTGGGGATCCTGATGATCTGGCCGGGGGTGAGGGCAGTCCAGTCCATGACCTCCGGGTTGGCGTCCGCGATGTGCCACCACAGGCGTGCGTCGCCGTAGAACTGGGTGGCGACCAGGTCGATCCGGTCGGCCGAGGTCCACTGGTGGTAGGTGAACTGGAAGGACCACTCGCGCTGCTGGCCCGGCACGATGGTGAGGTTGGTGCCCCGGCCGGAGGAGACCAGCGCGAGGGTGGAGTCCGCGTAGCGGGAGTTCGAGGAGATCATCGGCCAGCCTTTCCGTTCTTGCCCAACTGCTCCGACGTCGACAGCGGGTCGCCCGAGTTAGGCAGCCGTGGGCCGATGATCGGCGCGTACTTGTTGCCGCCCTGCGGGGTCGGCAGCAGCGTCACCGTCACGTTGACCACACAGCGCTGGGGGATCATCTGCTGGGTCCAGTGGGTGTACCGAACGTCCAACTGCTGGATGACGCCGTAGTAGGACAGCGTCGAGCCGATGACGACGAACACCGGGGTGTAGATCATCGGTCCGGCCGGGCCCGTGGAGAACGAGCCCTTCTTGAAGTTGTCGATGGCGCCCTGGACGTCGGCCTTGTTGTCGCCGGTCGCACTCATCGGGGTAGCAACGCCTGTGATCTTGTAAAGCGACAGGATGTCGTACGCCACGCCGAACTCCGGCACCCACGTGAGAGCGTCCCCGTACAACTTGCTGGAGTCCCACAACTCGTAAGTGCGGTCGAATTGCAGAGCGAAGGAAAGCGTCTGCTGGAGGGGCAGGATGAACTGCCCCGCCGTGACGTCGTTCGGCAACTGTGAGTTCGGGTCGGCCAGGACACCGGTGTCGATGCCGTGGGAGATGTCGAGTTCGCTCGGGTTGTATAGGAAGTTGCAGCGGTAGCGCACACCATTGATCGGCTTCTCCATGATGATGAAGCCGCGCGTCAACTTCTTGGTGGTGTCGAAACTGTGCCCGTCCTTCTGGAGAAACGGGATGCTCGCTATCCGGGGGTCGAAAGGACCATTGTCTTCGATCTTGCTGGCTGCCATTAGTTCCCTGCCGCGATGAGATTGATCCGGCTGTCTTCGGCGAGTGCGGTCATGAACTGCTTCGCCGCATCCCGTGCGGACGTCTGATCCATGGCGCCCTGCACCTGAACCACGACGGCCCCGGAGTGGAAGTTGAGGGTGGCCTTACCACCCGAGGTATTAAGCCCGCCGATCCCGCCTGCGAGCGGGGTATTGCTCGACAGCGCCTTACGGACGGCGTCGGCCTGATGCGCCGGGATAATCATTTCACCCTTGTGGATGCGGGCGGTCTGGTCCACGTCGATATTCGTGGATCCGACTGCGTACCCCTTGTAGCCTCCGCCGTTCGCCATCGATTTGATGCCCGGCACATTCGCCAGGGAGCCATATCGTGAATCCGCGTAGCGGACACCGGCAATAATGTTGTCGACCGGGTTCCAGATGTTCTTGTGGCCCTTTATCGAATACGCGTTGAACGTTGAGTCGATCGTCTGGAGAATGCCCTTGGACGGGTGCCCAGCCTTAGCATTGCTGTCCCAGTTGTTCTGCGCGCGAGGGTTACCACCGGACTCGTGCATCGCCATCGTGTTGACGTAACGCTCGTTGGAGGCTGTGTCCTGGTGCAGGATCCCGAGCGCCGACTTGATCCACGTCTTCAGGCTTCCCGACGGCAGAGCACCAGCCGCGTTGTTGCCGTTGTCGGTGGTCTGCGTCGAGCCCTGCCCGGCGCCGACTCCGGAACCCACGTTGGCCGCGCCGATGCTGGAGACGCCACCCGCGATGGCGTCGACCTCCTCCACCGAGCCGTACGAGCCGACGTCCCCGCCGAATCCCATGGTGGACAGGCGGTTGGAGTCGGAACCGGCAGTGTCGGAGTTGTCGTTGGTGAAGTCGCCGACGTTGCCGACCGCACCGAGGATCCGGACAGCGTTGGTGAACTCGCCCGGCCGGTAGGACCGGACGCGCACCGAGGCCCCTGTGTGCGGCGCCTCGATGATCTTTCCGTTGCCTATGCACATCACGACGTGGTGAGCGGGGTTGCCGTTGAAGAGCAGGTCGCCCGCGCGCTCCTGGCCGAGCTTGACCGGCTTACCGGCCTTCTGCTGCTGTGCGGCCGTACGGGGCAGCGAGACACCGATCTGCTTGAAGGAGTACTGAATCAGTCCGGAACAGTCGAAGCCTTTCGGGGTGCTACCACCCCAGACGTACTTCACGCCCAGGTACTTCATGGCGACCTTGATGACGGCAGCGGCCGTCTTGCCCGCGCCCTGCGTCCCTGTGGCCACCGCGCCGGACTTGCCCGAGCCGGTGGCGGCCGAGGCGTTGCTCTCTCCAGCGCCACCGAAGATGCCGACGCCCGCACCGATCGCACCGCCGACCAGCGCACCGACACCGGTACCGATGACGGGGACGACGGAACCGACGGCAGCACCAGTCAGGGCGCCGGTCGCCGCGTCCACGCCGATGTGACCGGCCTTGTTGGCCTTCTTGCCGTGGACGTACTTGTCGACCAACTTCGAGCCGAAGTGGTGCGTCAGGTAGGCGCCGATCCCAAAGCCGCCAGCAGCGCCCAGGGCAGCCCCGGAAAGGTCCAGGGCACCTCCGAGCGCACCGAAGCCAGCAGCCGGTCCGGTACCGCCACCGAGGGCCGCGCGAGCAGCACCGAGCATGCCTCCGCCGCCACCACCACCGCCGAAGCCGCCGAGGCGGGCGACACTGCCCAGGCCGCGCATCATGCCGTAGGTGCCCAGGCCGGAACCGACAGCGGAGCCGACCATGGAACCGGCACCACCCGCCCATCCGATCGCGCCGTCCAGGTGGGAGTTCTTGAGGAAGGACTGGAGCGCCGTGGAGAACTTGTCCAGGTAGTTGGTCGCGGTCTTCAGCCCGTCGTTGAAGGGCTGGAGCGTGTTGACATCCTGATTGCGCAGCGTTCCGGCACGGTCCTGGATGGCCTGCGCATCGGAGTCGCCGATGTTCCACTTCTTCAACTGGGCCCTGGCGCTCTTGTTGCCGTCGGCGGCCTTGTTCATCGTGGAGACGTACTGCTGCTCGGACGCGCCCTTGATCTGGGCGTTGAGCATGCCGGTGAGTTCGCCCTTGACCTGCTGGAGGGTGCCCGCAGGCATGGTGCGCGCCAGCGACTGCATCACGGCGGAGCCGTCGCTGAGGGTGTCGTGGATCTGATCCTTGTTCTTGATGTTCTTCAGCGACGACCAGCGCTGCATGACCTGCTGGGCGATCTGACGGGGGTCCTGTCGCTTCCCGTTCTTGATCGTCTGGATGCCGATGGCCTGGTTGGCGTAGTAGGACCCAGCCGTCCACGCACCCGCCATGCCCTGGACGCGCTGCGCCTCCGAGACACCTGGGTTGAGGTACCCGGAGGACTTGGCGTAGTTCCACGCCGAGTTGAAGTTCGAGGAGCCCGGAGAGCCTGCCGTGGACTGCGCGAGGGTCTGATAGGCGAGTCCCGCGTCCGTCGTGGACTGGGCGCCGAAGTTGTTGGTGAATGCCTGCTTCGCGGTCGCGCCGTAGGACTGCGAGGAGATCTGGCCCGACTGGTAGACGACGCTGTCCATGAGGACCTTGTCGGGCATCTGCTTGGTGGCCCAGGCGTAGGCGTCCTTGAGCCCGCCCTTGAGCGTGAAGGGGCTTGTGCGCTGGCCGCCGTTGTTGCCCGCTCCCCCGCCCAGGCGCGGGGTGTTGGTGCCCGAGCCGCCTGATCCACCGGACCCACCAGAGCCGCCGTTGTTGGCCGCTCCGCCGCCCTGGTTGGTCTGGCCGGAGAACGTGGCCCCACCGCCATTGGCGGACGTCGTCATGCGCTGCTGGGTGCCCGCGCGGGGCGCGGTGGCCGGAGCGCTCGCACCGCCGTTGGGACGGCCGTGCGCGTAGTTACTGGTGCCGTTCCAGACGTCGTTGGCGAGCATGCCAAAGCCCCGGGCGCCCTGAGTGGACCCGGAGCCGTGACTGTTCCATCCCTGGTAGAGACCGGCAGCTCCCCCGCCGACTGTCTTGAACTTGGCGGCAGCCGTCTCCAGGCCCTTGTTCAGGGACTCGACGTTCTTCGCCAGTTTCGAGATCGCATCCTGGGCTTTGTTCCAGCCCAGGAGCGGTCCCTGTCCTGCCACCGTGCCTTCGTCAGCCATTGTCCGCCTCAGCAGTTCGCCTATTACGTTGCGCCTTGAACCACTTCACCCAGTGCAGGCGCTCTCGTACGGTCAACCGGCGAATTTCGCTGAGGCTCCAAGCCGGGGATAGCTCGACTAGTTGCTCGTATTCGAAGTACGTGTCGAAGTAGTTACAGGCCCTGAAACAGGTCCCCCACCTTGATGTAGAGGGGGACCTCCTTTCCGCACGAATCGTGCAGGAACTTCACATCATTGTATTGCGGGCCTGGCTGGTTCTTCTCAATTGCATCGAGGATCGACTGGCGGTCCATGATGCCGAGAGCGCGGGCGAAGTCGGGGTTACCGGTGACGGCATTCTCGGAGCCGTCCGCTTCGACCACGGAAATGAGAACCCGGGAGAGCAGGAGGGTGTTCTGCTCGGATTCGGTGGCGCGGTCGATGATGGCCAGGAGCGCTTCCTGGTCGCTGCCGACAGGCAGGCGTACGAACGCCTTGCGCCCCTTGCGCAGGGGTACCTCGAAGATGCGGGCGGAGGGGTCCTCCAGGCGTCGCACGGGGATCTCGTCCAGGGTGACCGTCAGGCGGAACTCCTCGCCGCACCACGGGCAGGAGTACTGGTCCCAGGTGATCTCGTCGCCGTAGGTCGCACGCCGAATCTCCATGAGGAGCATGTCGCGGTCGCCGAGCAGGAGGTTGGACAGCAGGGGGGCGCTGGTCTTCTCGTCGCCCACGGAGACGGTGCCTGCCGTGAGCAGGGTGGAGATGTACTTGCCGATACCGCTCTGGCGGGCCTTGGTCAGGGCCTCCTCGTCGGCGCCGGTCAGTTCGCGGACCTCGGCGTCGTAGCGGACGGATGCGTAGTCGCTGCCCAGAACGTAGCCTCCCGGCAGGCTGAAATTGCCGCCTGCCGGGAGGGTGATCTCGGGCTTGGCGACCTGTGCCCCGGCGTCGTTAAGAAGCGCCGTAATGGCGGCATTCGCTGCACCGGGGTTGGAGAGGGGGTTGGTGTACCCCTCGGTATTAAGGTCGTTAGCCACTGGTTATGCTCCTAGTCGAGTCTCGGGAATCCGCTATTAGAAACTAACGGAAGACGACCCGACACTGTTAGCCAACTTGAACTCGAAGCCCTCGTGGGCGAGGGTCATTTGCTGGACGACGATCGCGTTGGCGCCAGCGTCGAGGTCCGAGAATGCGACCGCCGTAGGCCACGCGTTGTACACGCGGAATGCGGCCTTGGCCGGAGTGGTGCCGGAAGTCACCGGGTGGTCGAGCACCTTGATGTCGACCATGTGCCGGAATTCGGCGCCCGCCTTGCCGGAGCCGGTGCCCTGGATGACGGTGAACAACTGGCGCATCCAGTCCATCATCTGGCTGTCGCCGACCGCGAGGCCCTTGGACAGCGTGATCGGGGCGAAGTCGGACTGTCCGGGCATCTTCTGCGTTGTCGTGTTCATTCCACCCTCACGGTATGGAATGACCTCAGTCGTGACGTTCAGTCCCGAAACGGACATGAAGCCCATGCGGGCGAAGCCCTTGATGCCGGGATGCTGGATCTGGACCTGGAACTTGAAGTTCCGCAACGGGTCCGTTGCGATGTGCCCCACGGTCGAAGTGGTCGTAGCCATCAGTCAGTTACCTCTCAGGAAGTGGCCGTCGAGTCGGTCGCGGAGGACCCACCCGAGTACTGGCCGATTTCGATGACAATGAATTCGGCCGGGGTCTGGAGCGCGACGCCGACGGAGATGTTCACGACGCCGTTGGCCACCGAGGCGGCGGTGTTGTTCGAGGAGTCGCAGGTGATGAAGTACGCCTGGTCCGGGGTGGTCCCGGCCAGCACGCCGGTCTGCATCAGCGTGAGCAGGTACTGCGTGATGACCGCGTTGATCTGGTCCCACAGGATCTGGTCGTTGGGCTCGAAGACCGCGAAGCGAGTCGCGTCGAGGATGCCCTTCTTGATCAGCATCAGTGAGCGGCGGATGGAGACGTACCGGTCCGGCATGCCGGTGGACAGCGTGCGGGCGCCGTAGATGACGAAGCCCGTGCCCGGCAGCGACTTCAGCACGTTGATGCCCGCGACGTTCAGCGCGTCCTGGTCGTCGTTGGAGAACCGGAACTCCGTGTCGAGCACGCCCTTGAGGACGGTGTCGATCCCGGCCGGAGGCTTCTGCACACCACGCGAGGCGTCCGTACGGGAGTACTGGCCGAGGACCGCGCCTCCCGGGGGCAGCAGACGGGCCGAGCCGGAAGCAGTGGTGGCCGGGTCGTTGACGATCAGCCACGGGCCGTAGACGGCCGCGTACGAGGACGCCGACAGCGCGGAGCCACCCGTGGACATGTTCTGGAGTGACAGCGCGTAGGAGTGGGCGTTGTCGGCCGAGGTCGACTTGACGCCGTCCACGACGACGAACACGTTGCCCTGGTCCTCGGCCCACGCGATGATCGGGTTGAGGACGGTCGCGTCGGTGACGCCCGGGACGTTGAGGATCAGGTTCGCCTCGACGGTCTCCAGCCGCTCCGTCGCGGTCGCCAGGTCCACGGCCGCAACACCGTCCGAGCCACCCGCCAGGGGGATGCCGGTCTCCATGGCCGGGGCGTGGTTCGGGGCCCACGCGGTATTAAGCAGGCTCTGGACCTGGATGAAGGACGAGCCGGTGACCGGGGAGTTGATCAGTGCCTGTGCGTTGCGGGAGTCGGCCGGGTCCAGGGAGACGTCGGTGAAACGCTCCTTGAGGTAGGCCGCTGTGTCACCGCCGACGTAGACGAACAGGTCGAAGCGACCACCGCCGGAGGACGCCGCCGTGACGTCGAGGTAGACACTGTTCCCCCACACACCCGGGGAGATCGCCTTGATCTTGAGGGTGTCCTTCGCGGTCGTCTCGGTGTCCTGAAGAGTGACGGAGGCCGCTACCGCGTCGGAGGCCGCCGCACGCACGATGTACGCCGCGTTGCCGCCGTTGTTGAAGTAGGAGTAGACGGCGAACGGGAGCAAGTCCGAGGTGTCGCCGAAGGCGCCGAAGGTGGCCACGTACTGCGACCAGGACGACACCAGCGTGGGAGCCAGCGGGCCGCCCTGCTTGTTCTTGCCGACGAAGGCCGCAACGGACTCGCCCGGCGTGTTTACGGTCTGGCTGAGCGGGGCCAGCGTCTCGCTGATGTAGACACCAGGCCGCTTGTAGACAGTCATCTGTTTCTCCTGGGTAAAGGGAATTCCTGGGGTTACGAATCCTGGGTCTGGATCATGGGCGGATTACGTGGTCCGTGAAGTACTCGAAGCCCAGCGCCACGCTGGTCGCCTTGACGTACGCGTCGGCGACGGAAGGCAGCATTTCGCTGGAGACAGAGATCAGGTATTCGCGACGGAAAAGACGCTTTCCGTTCTCGTCGCGGGTGTCGGCCAGCTCGGGGCCGCCGAGAAGGTCCAGGCGCCGTACCGTTCCGTCCTCGGGAATCTCCAGAAACCCGAACCGCGCGGGAAGCCGGTCACGCTGCATCATCAAGGACGCCAGCGCGATGTCGTGCTCCGCGAGCCGGGTGAAGACCATGACGCGGTACCGCAGGTCGAAGGGGATCGGGTACTCGATGAGGTACGGGGACTGCGTGACGTCGTAGGAGGTGTCCCCTTCGGCCCACCAGCCGGTCGCGCCCTCGGGGGCGTACGGCAGGTAGACGGGTCCACGGTGCTCACGCTCGTCGGCCTTCTCCATCCCTGCGTGCTCGATGACGATCAGGGGGAAGGTCTGCTTGGCCAGCTCCACCTCGGGAATGCGGTAACGCACCGGAACGGGTCGGCCGTCCGGTGCATTCGCGTCGGTGACAGAGAGGCCCTGGAGTTTCGTCTTAACGGCGCGGTCCTCGTTGATGAGCCATGGCAAAGCGGGCCTCACGGGTCTCGAATAGCAGAAGGTCTTCCGCCATTCAGGATCCCAAGAAAGCCGGAGAAGTTTATAGTCAGACCGTCTGGGACCAGTGCGCGAACTGCGCATCGTTGACCAGCTCGTCCGGCTTCATCTGTACGCACTCGATACCGACGATGATGTCTCGGTTCTGAATCTGGCCCAGAACAGAAATGGACGTGACGCGGAAAACCGAGTTGTCGTAGACGATCCGGTCGACCAGATACTTGCCGTGGTCGATGTCCTGGTCGGTGAACCCCATCTTCCGCAGACTGTCGAACGACGCGGTGATGGAGATGTTGTCGACGGTGTACAGACCCTGCGGGGTGTCCTGCGAGGCGCCCTGGCTGTGGATGACGTGCAGGGCCGGGATCCGGTAGGGGCCGATGAAGGTCTTCCCCTGCCCCGTCGCCTCGTCGTACAGGTCGTCCCCGGCCGGGTCGGCGTGGGAGTAGCGGTAGTACTGGACCATCTCGCCGACCTCGTGCTGGCGCCCCCGCAGGGACGCCATGATCTCGGTGGTCTCGTAGTTGGCGTTGAACCGCCCCGACCGCTTCCAGTCCAGCCGCCCCATCAGAAGTACCCGCCCCACGTCTGAGAGGGGATACCTGACTCGTCGTCGTTCTGGTGGCCCGGCCCGATCGGCGGCAGGACCCGCTGCGGCAGCGAGTAGTCGTCGTACTCCCGCTCGCGGAAGATCGGCACGAGACGGCCGGTCGTACGGGAGACGCGCCGCAGGTTGGTGACCTCGATCGCGTACAGGCCGACGCTCATCTTCTCGCACAGCATCTTGTAGCGGTCCGTGAGCATTTCGATCTGCTTCTGGATCTGCGCGAACCGCTGGCCCCGGTCGACCGAGGTGCCGTCAGCGGTCTGGACGTTGATGTCCGTCGCCGCGTCGGTGGCCAGCGCCCACATCGCCTCTGTGCACGCCAGCATGACGATCATGATGTCCTCCTCCGGTGGGAGGGTGGCGAAGTCGACGGGCTCCTCGCTGTAGCGGATGAACCCGTTGTCGTCGCGGTACCGGGCGGAGATCGTCCGTCCCCGGTTGTGCTGGGCGAACGCGTCGCCCAGGTAGACGTCCAGCTCGTCGTCGGCGAACAGGCTGTAGGACTGCCCGGACACGAGCAGCAGCGCGTCCAGAGGAAGCGCGGCGTTCAGGGTGAGGATGCCGTTCAGCGCGTCCAGGACGTAGTCGCTGGCGGTGAGTACCGTCTGCGTGGTGCCGACGACCCGGACAGCCTCCAGGCCGGTGACGTTGTTCGCACTCAGTTCGTACTCGGCGACGTCCCCCGTTCCCCGGATGGTGTCGCGGAACGGCGTGAGCCGGTCGCCCAGCTCGTTGCGTACCCGTGACCGCAGGTCCTCAAGGGTGGCCATTCCGCGACTCCGATCAGGTATTAAGGGTCAGCGCGCCAGCGGCGATCTGAAGGGACTCGTTCGTCGCCGCCTGAAGCGGGCTGTCGATCGGCCACGCGTAGATGACGGTGCCGGTCGTGCCGGACGCGGAGGTGACCAGGGCGGCGTAGGTGGCCGCGTCGGTCATGTCGGCGGTGAACGGACCGAAGAACAGCAGCGCGTTGTTGCCGGTGGTCATCGGGGCGCCGGTCGGCGCGGTCCATACGACCTGCTGCCGGGCGTAGCCGGGCGTGGAGACCTCCGGCAGGGAGGTCATGCTGTAGGTGCCGTCCTCCTGCGTCGGGTCGGCGATCAGCAGGGCCAGGTAGGTCGTACGTGGCGCCGTGTACGCCACAGCCCGGCCGGTGAGGAAGTCCAGGGCGTTACCGGCCCAGACAGGGTTCGTACCGGCCATCAGGCATCAACCTTCTTGAACAGGCGCGTGAAGTCGGACAGGTGCAGGGTGAAGTGCCGGACAGACTTGCCCGGCGCGTGGTTGCCCTCGTCGGTGATGACGTGCGTGTCGTGGACGTGCGCGAGCAGGACGGAGTCCTCGCCCGCATGGCCGACGCCAGCGGTACCCGCCGGGTGTACGTCGACCACGACGACCGTGGAGCCGGTGGGAAGGTGACCCAGTCCGGCTCCGTGGCCCTCGGCGTTCTCCAGCACGTACGCCTCACCCGAGGTCGGGGAGGGGGCGGGAGTAGTCATCAGTGCTCTCCTTGAGCCGATCAGTGCCAGATGTAGCCGAGCGAGTCCAGGTGGTCGTAGAGAGGCTTCGGCGCCTTGTAGCGCTGGCCCTCTACGAAGTCGTAGTGCTGGCCGTGGCCGAAGGTCATGTTCTCGATGGGGGTGTTCACTCGGAACTCGCGGTGCGGGGTCTCCACCTCGACGGCCTCGGCGACCTCGATGACGGTCTCGACGACCGGCTCCGGGGTCTTCGGGCGGGCCTCGACGACGGTGTCCGACTTCTCAGCAGCCGCAGCCGCATTGATGAGGGAGATCTCCCTCTCGCGGGCCGCCAGTTCGTCGGCGTGCTCCTTGGCGAGGGCGGCCTTGTTACGGCCGGTCAGGTCACCGGGACGAGCGACATTGCGTGCAGGCATTTGTTTCTCCGGGTTCGGGACTCAGGTATGTGAGGCGGTACTACTTTAACGAGGAAGGGGAGCGGTTCTGGTAATCCAGAAAACCGCTCCCCTAACCGTCAGGATCGCTTGCGCGCGACTACCAACTAAGCCGTCGGAACGGGCCGAAGAATTAGTTGGTCTCCGCGATCAGAACGGCCTGGTCGGTGATGAGGCCGAGGCCCCAGATCGCGTACCAGGCGAGCGCGTGCTCTCGTCCGAAGTCGAGAATGCCGCCATCGCGCAATTCCACCGGAAGCGAGATCGCGTGGCCGAACGCATTGTCGCCCAGGAAGATCGACTGGTAGACCGTCTTTCCGCCCGCATTGGTGACCTGCTTGACCTGCGTGGTCTCGATAAAGACCGTGTCTGCGATCCGGCCGATCTCACCCAGGAGGAAGTTCCCCGGGGCCGCGTACTTGGTGACCTCGATGAATTCCGGGTCATCACGCAACTTGCGGGACTGGTGCGGGTGAATGAAGCAGACGTAGGTCTCGCCGAGACGCGGGACATTCTTCGTCGCCAACGTCTCGACCGCGTCCTTTACCAGGGCCGTGGTGAAGTCGTAGGTGCCGTCCAGGGCGTCGGTGGAGGTCACGGTGCTGCCGTGGGTGTACACACCGAGATTCGTCATCGGCGTGGACTGGGCGTACTTGTTGTAACCCCAGATCTTGCTAGTTGCCTGAAGCAGCGTGTCTCGGGCTGACTGGTCGAGGTAGAGAGCCATGTTGCGTCCGAGCAGGCGCGATGCGCTCGCCATGACGTCGTCGAACGAGGCGTTCAACAGCAACTCGGAGACCGCGACGGCGTAGCCGTGCTCGGCGACAGTGATGGAGAACTGCGAGGCCGAAAGGGCGTTGGTCTGCATCCGGACGCCTTCAACCAACTGGCTGGCCGCGCCCAGGTTGTTGTAACGCATGAAGTTGATCGTCAGACCGGGCTGAACGCCGAGTTCGGTCTTCTTCACAGCGAACTGTTCGAACCGAAGAATCGGCATCGACTGGAACAGGATTTCCTTGCTCCAGATGGTCTGAATGGCCGCACCGAGAGTGCTGTTGGCGCCCGAGTAGTTCGTCGGGGAGGCCGACAGGTTCGGGGTACCAGTGATCGCGCTTGGCATACTTGGATTTCCTTAGTTACGGGTACTCGACCGAATTACGAGTACAGTCCACGCTGGTTCTGGGCTGCCTGACCGACGCCCAACTGGCCCCGAATCTTGGCGTACTCCGACATCGGCATGTCGCGGAGGTCAGAAAGGGAGTACGACTTAGTGCCCGGATCGGTGTCCATTGGTCCCGTGGTGGAATAGCCCGTGGGGCTCACACCGCGCATGGAAGCACGCTGCTGAATAGCAGCCTGCTGGACCGATTCCAGAATAGCCTGGGTCTTCGCCTTGACTGTAGCGATAGAGGCCTCGACCTCCTCCGGCGAATTACCGCCGACGAAGTCGAGAAGTTCGGGAGCGATCTCGTTGGTCTCCTCACCAACGCGACGCTGAATGTACGTCTGGAGGTTGTTGAACTCCTGCTCCTTCTGGAACAGAAGGCGCTCCTCCTCGCGCTGTCGCTCGATCTGCTCGAAGCGGGAAGACCACTCCTGCTCCTTCTGCGCGAGCAGGTCCTTGGCGGACATGTCGTCCTCAGCCAGGCGCTTCGCCTCGGCCGCCGCTTCCTGCTGCTTGCGGGCCTCCTCGGCCTGGGCCTCCTCGCGCGCCTTGCGCTGGGCCTCGATCTCGGAGAGGAACTGCTTGTTCTGCTCCTCCACGGTCTGGAGGCGCTTGTACAACTTGTCCTTCTCCTCCGACCGCGCCCGCTGGATGTCCTCGGCCGTGAAGCGTGCCTCGGCCGGGGTGGGGGCAGGGGTCTCGACGACAGCGGCCGGGACGACGACGACCGGCTCACCGGTCTCGCCACCCTCGCCGGGCTGCGGAGCGCCACCTGCGATGGGGCGGATGGCACGCCCGTCCTTGCGGTACCCGAGGATCGCGTCGGCGGGCACCGAGATGCCCGAGGTATTAAGCGTCATGAGCGACGAACTCCTAGTCGGTGCTTTTGTCCGGGTCGCGGCGAAGCCCAGCGCGTGGGCCGTACGCCTGTGTCACGATTTCGTTAGTCATCTTCTGAATCTCAGGCGCTGTGATGTTGCCGAGTTCGACACCACCGGGAAGCGTCACCGGATTCGGACCACCAGGCTGCGGGCCGACGGGATTCCCATCTGCATCAGTCTGGGGTGCAGGCGCCTCCGCCCCATCGGGCG